CACGCATCGAGAACCTCCAGGAGCGCATCGACCGCGGAGGTGCTGCTCTCGGGCTCACGTGAGCCGTCAATCACCGATGACCCCCGGGCGCCGCAAGACGCGGCCTCGGGGCGTCGGCGGGTCGGACGCCCGTCAGGTGTTCGACGCGCTGAGACGGCAGGGTTGGCGTATCGAGGTCGGGAGGCACGTGAAGGCTTTCCCTCCCGACCCGACGCGGCCCATGGTGGTCTCGAGCTCCACGCCCAGAGACTGGAAGGCGCTGCTAGCGTGGGTCACCCAGCTACGACGATCGGGCTTTCAATGGCCGGAGGTAACGTGACGACAGTGACACAGCTCTGCATCGGGCTCGGCATCTCGTTCGTGATTCACCTCTACCTGCTTTGGCGGCTGCGCGGTCTCGAGCGGCGCCTCGCGCAGGGCGAGGTGACGGTGCGCCTCGTCAAGGACCCGACGCAGTGAGAGCGCTCCCGCTTTACGCCGACAACCCGACCGCCGTGCTGGAGCGCGAGCCCGCACGCCAGCTCGACAGGGCGTGCACGCGCTGCGAGATGCACGACACCGTGAGGTCGGTGTGCCTCTCGGGCGAAGGTGAGCCGGGCGGGCTGCTCGTCGTCGGCGAGAGCCCGGGGCGTGACGAGGACGCCATCGGCCGGCCGTTCGTCGGTGCGTCGGGTCGGGAGCTGCGCCGGATGCTGGCCGCCCACTGGCGCGGGCCGGTCGCCATCGACAACGCGATCCGCTGCGCGCCCGGCCGGCGCGAGGTCAAGGAGAAGCACCTCGACGCGTGCCGCGGGTTCCTCGCTGCGACGCTCGCCGAGGCCAAGCCGACGCGCGTGGTGACGCTCGGGGCGTGGGCGGCGCGCGCCGTGACGGGCCGGAGCATCTCGCTCTTCGGTTCGCGACGCGCGTACAGCTACCTCTTCGGGCAGAGCGATGATCCCGTACCCGTCTTCCACGTGTTGCACCCCGCGTCGGCGCTGCGCAACCGGTTCATCTTGGACTGGTTCCGGTCCGACCTGCGCTGGGCGCTGACGTGCGCGCCTCCGCCGCCCGCGCCCATCTTCGCGGCGGCGCGCATTATCGAGACCGAGGCCGACGCTGAGCAGGCGGTGCGTGAGCTCTCCCGCGCGTCCTGGTCGTCGTTCGACGTCGAGACCGCCGGCGTCATCTACACGAGGAGCTTCCGGCTGCTCTCTGTCGCGGCGTGCGCTCGCGGCTCGTCGGCGTCGTGGGTCTGGGACGTTGCCGCGCTCGCGGACCCAGGCGCCCGGCGCGTGCTCGCCGAGTGGCTCGGCGACCCGACCGCGAAGAAGATCGGGCAGAATGGGAAGTACGACACCAACGCGGTGCTCGTGACGCTCGGCGCCCGGGTGCGCGGGCTCGTCGGTGACACGCGTCTTTGGCGCAAGCTGCTGGAGCCCGAGGGCGAGGGCTCCCTCGACAAGATGGCCGAGCTGGTGGGCATGGGCGGCACCAAGGAGGAGGCTCGCCGGTCGCTCGAAGAGATCATTGACCGCGTGTCGACGGCGCTCTCGACCGAGCGGATGTTGGAGAAGCGCGCCACGACTCGGCCGCTCAAGGGCGCCACGTGGCCGAAGATGTCCGACGCGCGGACCATCGCGCTCGCGTGGCTTCAGTCGTTCGAGCTGGCCGAGCCCGAGCTGACGGCCGTGATTCGGCAGGACCCGTCGGAGTGGGGGCGGTGGGCCTACGGGCTGCTTGACCTCGAGGATCGGCCGAAGCTTCTTCGGTACAACGCCCGAGACGCGGTGTCGACGTCGCGACTCGGCGAGTGGCTTGAACCCCAGCTCGCCGCGGTGCCGGAGCTGGACCGGGTGCGCCGTCTCGTCGTTGACCGCGCCGCGCACGCGGTCACGCGCATCGAGGAGTGGGGCGTGGCCGTCGACGTGCAGGCCATCCAGGCGTTCGACTTCCACCTCTCGACCGGTATTGGCGTGCTCAAGAAGCGCATCGACACGTGTGCCGCGTCGCACGGGCTGCCGGACTTCAGCCCCGACTCGCCGCTCCAGGGCGCGAAGCTGCTCTTCGAGAAGCTCGGGCTCAAGAGCGACAAGAAGACCGTTGGCGGCTCGCTCTCGACCGACAAGGCCGTGCTTGAGTCGCTCGCCTCGAAGCACCCCTTTCCCAAGGATCTGGTCGAGTACCGCCGGCTGACGAAGCTCAAGGGCACGTACGCCGAGGGGATGCTGGGGCACGTGCGGCCCGACGGCAACGCGTGGCGCATCCACCCGAGCATTCTGCTGGACGGGGCGCGCTCGGGCCGCACGAGCTGCATCGCTGGGTGGTGTCCGGTCCGCACTCAGCGAGGCGACGTTCCCATTCGGGATGTGGTCGAGGGTGACATGGTGTGGACGCATCGACGGCGATGGCGTCGTGTGCGTCGCGCGTTCTCGCAGGGCGTGCGCCCCACGATCGAGATGCGACTCAGCTCCGGGGACGTTTTGACTTGCACAAGCGACCATCGCTTGCTAAGCTGGGCCGGGGCCTGGAAGGAGGCAATCGAGTATGCCGGCGAGTCAGGCATGGGTGGCGGAGAACGGCCCGTCGGTGGTGGCGCTCTACCGCAGTCGGGAGAACCTGACCTCGATGCAGATCGCGGCGCGGCTGGGTACGCGCGTGGCGAACGTCTCGGAGGCGCTGCGGCAGCTCTTGCCGTCGGAGGACTACGCCGCGCTGAAGTCGGTGAAGTACAGCGCGAGCAAGATGGGGGACAGGAACCCGATGCGGGGCAGGAGCGGCTCGGCGCACCACAACTGGAAGGGCGAGTGCGAGGACGGACGCGGCTACCTGACGGTGCTCTGGGGCGGTCGACGGCGGCCGGTGCACGACGTGGTGATGATGCAGGCGCTGGGGGTATCGGAGCTGCCGACGCAGATGGAGGTACACCACATCGACGAGGACCCGACGAACAACGCGCTGGACAACCTTGCGCTCGTGACGCGCTCGGGGCATCGGAGGATTCACTTCTTGCAGGTGAAGGACTCGAGGGCGTTGTCTGCGCGAAAGTTCAAGCTGGCCGAAGCCTTGAAGTGTATGACCTGACCGTCGACGAGGACGAGAGCTTCCTGGTGTGCGGCGTCTTCGCGCACAACTGCCAAGATCCGAACCTCCAGAACATCCCGCGCACCACCGACGAGCACGGCCACACCGAGGGCAAGATGGCGCGCGACATCTTCACGGCGTCCGCCGGCGGCGTGCTCATCTCGCTCGACTACTCCCAGCTTGAGCTGCGTATCGCCGCGGCGCTGAGCCAGGACCCCGACATGATCGCCATCTTCGCGGCCGGGGTCGACTACCACCTGCGCACCGCCCAGCTCATCTCGAAGACCGCGTGGGGCATCCCGCCCGAGAAGGTCGAGAAGCGGCACCGCGACCAAGCGAAGATCATCAACTTCGCCATGCTCTACGGCATGGGTGACGCCGCGCTGGCCGCGAAGTGCGGGTGCTCGGTCAACGAGGCGCGCCGTATCAAGGAGGCCATCCTCGGCAAGTTCAAGCGGCTCGCCGCGTGGATTCAGGACTGCCTCATCTACTCGCAGAAGACCGGCCTGACGTGGACGTGGTGGGCCGGGGAGCGAGCTCGGCGCCGGCCACTCTGGCAGATCGGCGACCACGACGACGCGCGGCGTGTCGTGGCCGAGCACGGCAGCGTGAACTGTCTCGACGCTGAGACCGAGGCGCTCACGCGCCGCGGCTGGGTGCGTGGCTTCGATCTGCTTCGAGACGACGAGCTGCTCACGAAGAACGCTGGGACCGGGGCGCTGGAGTGGCAGCCGATGACCGATCTCAAGCTCTGGCCCGATTACGAAGGGCCCGTGGTTGAGTTCAAGAGCCGGTCGTTCCACGCGGTGTCGACGCCGGAGCACCGCTGGCTGGTCACCGAGAATAGGTCGGGCGCGACGCACTGGACCGAGCGGACGACGCGGACGCTCTCGCCATGGGGGGACCATCGCATCCACCGCACGGGGGACTACCGGCCGGCGTTGACGAGCGGGCTCACGCCTGACGAGGCTGAGCTTCTCGGTTGGTTCGTCACCGACGGGTTCGTTAGGCCGCCGAAGCACGACGGGCCTGCGAAGGTAGCGCGCGGTCGGACCTACCGGAAGCCGTCTCGTGGCGCGTCGCTGTGTCAGAGTGCGAGCGGCAATCCGACCAAGTGCGCGCGGATCGACGCGCTGTTGCGGCGGCTTGGATGGGACGGAAAGTCCTACGACTCGCGAGTCGGCGAGCGGTTTTGGACGCTCGGTCCGCGCCTCTCGGCGATGCTCCTCGCGCGAGTACCGACCCGTACGCTAACGATCGGCGCACTACTCGACCTCGACCGACCAGCGCTAGATCGGTTGCGTGAGGCGATGCTGCTTGGTGATGGTACGCAGGGCGCTCACGTGCGGCTGTGCACCGGGCGCCGCGAGCAAGCCGAGGCGTTTCAGGTGCTCTGTACGCTTACGGGTTCGGCGGCTTCTATCGGTTGGCGGGACATGTCGATGTACACGCCTCGCTCGCCCAAGATGGGAAACGTGCCGAGGATGACCGGCGTTTGGACGGTGACGATTCTTCGTCGAGACACGGCGCAGGTCACGCACGAGCAGCGGCGTGAGATCGTTGGCAAGGTGCCGGTTTGGTGTCCGGTCGTGCCCAATACGTTCTTCGTCGCGCGCAGGAGCGGGCACGTGTTCGTCACGGGGAACACGCCGGTGCAGGGAACCGCCGCCGACTACGCCACCACGAGCCTCGCCGATGCCGTCGACTGGATCGAGGGCGAGGGGCTCGAGGAGGTCGTGAAGCTGGTGCTCCCGGTCCACGACGCGCTCATCTTCGACGTGCGCGCGGACATGGTGCGCGAGACCGTCGAGGTCGCCCGCGACATCATGCTCTCTCACGACAGCTTTGGTGTAGCTCTCGCTGTCGATTGCGAAGTGGGTCCGAGCTGGGGATCATTGGTGCCGTACAAGGAGGCTGCATGAGCGAGCGTGATGATGTGCTGGCAGCGATGACGGTGCCGGTGCCGGGGATGGATGACGACTCGCCCGACCCGCTCGCGAGCGCGCTCACGCCCGCCGACCTCGACAACGGCACGGCCGAGCTGGTGGAGGAGCGCTGGCGGCAGACCCTGCGCATCGACCCCGAGGCGCTCAACGACGAGTTCTACCGCTGCCCCAACGACATCGCCTACCTCGCCGCGGTGCACGCGCAGGCCATCGGGCTGCACCTCCGCGCGAAGGCCCGCGCCAAGCGGCTGCTCGGGCTGCTGCGCATCCGCGCGCGGCTGGAGCTGGAGACGGCCGGCACGAAGAAGCCGACCGAGAGCCAGGTCGACGCGCGCGTGGACCAGATGCACGAGTACCAGCAGGCGCAGTCCGACGAGATCGACGCAGAGGTGGCGCGTGAGACCGCGAAAGGGCGCGTGACCGGCATCGTCGCAAAACGTGATTGTTTGATCCAACTAGGGGCCAACCACCGGCAGGAGATGCAGCTCGACCCGGTTATCAGAGATCGAGCTTTCGTTCGACGGCCTCCTCCGAACATGGGGGACGAGTAGATGCCGCACCCGGTTCACACGCCTGCGTCGTTCTGGGCGAAGGTCGACCGAAGCGCGGGGCCTGACGCGTGCTGGCCGTGGCGTGCTGGCCGCTTGCAGGGCGGCGGCTACGGGCGCGTTCGCTGGAACAGACGTGCGACGTACGCGCACCGCGTCGCGCTCGCGCTGCACCTCGGGCGACCGCTCCGGCTCGACGCGCTCCACAAGTGCGTCGGCTCGCCAGCGTGCTGCAACCCGGCGCATCTCTACGAGGGCGACGACAAGCAGAACGTCGCTGACCGCGAGGCAGCGGGGCGCACGGCGCGCGGTCTTCGCAACGCTCGGCACACGCACCCGGAGACGACGTGCCGCGGCGAGGGCCACCCGAAGACGCCGCTGAAAACGCCGGACGTCATCGCCATGCGGGCGGCTCACGCGGCCGGAGCGCGCATCGCCGACCTCGCGCGCGGGTTCAAGATCAGCGACACGGCGGCCTCCGCCATCGTCAATCGGCGGAGCTGGAGGCACGTACCGTGACCAGTGGGTTCGACTCGCCCAAGACGTAGGAACGAGATTAGACTGCGACCACGTGCGGGGCATGCTGCCCCATCGTGCTTTCGAGACCGAGAACCGAGGAGAGATCATGAGCAACCTTCAGAAGTACGGGGATTGGAACGACAACCAGGCGGCGGCCGAGAAGGAGGACTTCGACAAGTCCGCGGGCGGCGCCGACTTCTGGAAGACCCCAGCCGGCACCACCGTCGTGCGCTTCATGCCGCCGCGCCCCGGCAAGCCGACCATCTACCGCTTCATCTGGGAGCACTACATCGACGTGCCCGGCGGCGCTCCGGGCGCGCAGAAGCGCGCGCGGCTCGTGTGCCCGCTCCAGCAGAGCAAGGCCGACAAGCTGGACCCGCGGCGCTGCCCTTGCTGCGCCTACGCCGAGAAGCTCCGCGCGACCGGCAACCAGGAGGACTACGACCTCGCCGGTGAGTACGTGGCTCAGCGGAAGATCTTCGCCAACATCCTCGTGCGTGGGCAGGAGGACCGGGGCGTCCGCATTTGGGCGTTCGGCAAGAAGGTCTACGAGGCGCTCGACGCCATCCGCCGCGACACGCGCGCCGGCGGCAACTTCGCGCACCCGGTGACCGGCTTCGACATCGTGGTCAAGCGGGTCGGCGCCGGCAAGAACGACACCCAGTACACGGTGCTCGCCGACCGCAAGGCGAGCCCGCTGCACGACGACGCGACCATCATGGACGCGCTGCTCGAGACGATGCCCGACCTCGACCGCCACGCGCGCATCCTGGCCGAGGTTGAGATCGCCAAGGTCTGGAAGGCGGCGTTCCCCGGAGCCGAGCCGCTCGACGCGACGCCGCGCGGGCCGGCACCGACCGGGCGCGCGACGCGCCAGCGCACCGCGGCCGACGACGCGATCGAGACGGAAGGCCACGAGGTGGTGGCCGGGATGGACGACTAGCAAGGCTCTCTCCATCTGACCCCTGCGGCGGGGTTTTGCTTTCTCCCCTGCCGCATGTTCTGGAATCGCGGAGCCGATGGTCGGACTAGGCGACGCGCGTCAACTCGGCAGACGTAGACACGTGAACCCCACACGATAAAGCCGGAGCGGGTGACAGCTCGGAGAGACGGGCACTTCTTCTCGCGGAGGTGCGCGTGACGACTGACATCGATCTTTTCAAGGCCATCGACGGCGTGCGGCTGATGTACTCGCGGCTCGGGTTGGTGCTGCGCGCGCCGGGCGTCTACTCGAACGGGCGGGGCGCGCTGTCGTGCGAGGAGCTAGAGACGGGCCAGCCGTACGCGGTGCTGACGGTCAACATGCCCGAGGAGGAGCTGGGACCTGACGAGCTGCTCATCCGGACTGGCAACGGTGGACGTACGGACGTCGCGCAGGTGCGTGCGGCGGTGCTGGCGACCGGACTCTTCGAGCCGGTCGGGCGCTTCGCCGACTCCGGTCACGTGCAGGACTATGCGGTCGTCTGGCGCTTTCGGCGGTGCACCCATGGGCCGTACGTTGCGCTCTGCCGGACGCGCCTCGCTGAGATCGACAAGCGCTACGCCGACGCCATCGAAAAGTTGATGGCGAAGGCCGCGGCCAAGCGGCTCGGCGAGGGCATCTTCCCAGGACGGACCCGACGATGAGTAACTCGATCATCTGCGCGGTAGCTGACTGCCACCTGCACAACCATCGTCGTTTCGGCGGGCCCGTCGAGGCCAGCCTTAATCGTCGCTGTCGGCTCGCGCTCGACGTCTTCAAGGCTGCCGCTGCGCGCGCTATCGAGCTAGAGGCCGCGGCCTTCGTGGTGCTCGGTGACCTCTTCGACGACGACCACCCGCTTCCCCAGCTCGTGACTCGAGTGCAGCAGACACTACTCGGGCTGCGCGAGGCCGGCGTGCTGCCCGTCCTGCTGGTCGGCAACCACGACCAGACGAGCGCCGACGTGCGAGACCACGCGCTCGGCCCACTCGGTCTGCCGTTTGCTGTCGTCGCCAGTGCGCCCGGTACGCAGGTCGTGCAGGGGCGCGAGCTGGGGCTTATTCCGTTCCACCCCGGGCTCGCCGAGCAG